AATTAATTAGAACTAATACTAAAGAATCTATATAGTTATGGAAAACAAAGAAACTAGAATATATAACGGCAACCTAGAGATTCGGATGGATGAAGATTCAAAAGAAACTAGAGTAAGTGGTTACGCAGCTTTATTTGATACTGATAGTAGAGATTTAGGCTTTAGAGAAACAATATCTACACGAGCATTCGATGGTAGATTAGAAGATAACGTAATTTTAACTTTCAATCACGATCCTAACTTAATGTTGGATAGAAATATTGGTGGTACTTTAGATTTATCAATAGATGAACGAGGGTTAAAATATAGTGCTACTTTACCTGACACAACAACTGGTAGAGATGTAGCAGAACTTATGAAAAGAGGTTTGCTTTATGAATCTTCATTTGCATTTACTGTGACTGATGATGATTGGAGTAAAGACGGAGATACGACTCGTAGACAAATCAATCAGATTGGTCGATTAGTTGATGTTTCTATTGTAGGGGTAGGAGCTTACGCAAATACCGATGTTGCACTTCGTTCTAAAGAGGCTTTTGAAAAAGAAGAAGTCCCAACAGAATTGGTGGAGCAAAATAGTGAAGAGTCATTTGACGATTCAAAATTAAATTTATTAACTAACGAATTAAACTTAAAAAAACGAATATGAAAAATTCGATTGAAATTCGCCAAGACAGAGGTGTAGCTATTGAAAAAGCAAACGACCTACTTACTTTGGCTAAAAACGAATCTCGTGACTTTAGTGCAGACGAGCAAGTATCTTATGATGGAATGATGACTAGCATCGACAAGATGGCTAAAGACATTGAAGTTGTAGAACGTCAAGAAAAATTAAACGCAGAGGTAGCTTCTAAACCTGTTTCTTTTGGAACTCAAGATGTTTCACAGTCTAAAGAACTTCGTGGATTCTCTTTTGTAGATGCTTTTAAAGCAGCAAAATCAGGTCGTGTTGAAGGTCTTATCAAAGAATTAGACCAGGAAGCTAGAATGGAGAACCCATCTCAAAACTTTAGAGGTGTTGCAATTCCTTACTCGGCTTTAGAAACTCGTGCTAATAACACAGCAGTAACCCCTCTTGCTTCTCCTTCTGATGTTCGTTCATTTACTGATGATATGTTCGCTGCTTCTGTTTTAGTAGGTGCAGGTGCTAATATGTACACAGGATTAAGTGCTTCTCAAAAAGTGCCAATTATTGCAGGTGTAACCGCTTCTTTCCAAGCTGAAGATTCAGGTACTAATAGTCCCGCAGGTAGTATCGGTGGCGGTGAATTAACTCCTAACACGATTATAGCTTCGACTAATGTCTCTAACGCTGCTATATCTCAAAACTCTTCTATAGAAGCTGCTTTTAGAAGAAACTTTGCTACAGCGATTATGTCTCAATTTGAAGCAAACTTATTAAATGTAGCTGATGTTACAGGACCTACTTCAATATTTTTAGATGGTGTAGCGGCTACTGCTACTTGGACTTCTTCACTTGCTTTAGCTCGTGTACAAGAGATGTTCAACTTAATGTTAAGTCAAGGTAATGACGTAAATAAGTCATCTATCAAGTTGTTAATGAACGGAGATGCTTATGCAGATTTAGTTACTCAAATTACTGGTCAAGCAGGTTCAGGTATTAACGCAGGTAACATCAATTTAGTTGATAAAACCGTACTTAACATTCCTTATCTTTTATCTTCTAATGTAGGTAAAGGTGCTAATGACACTAGAGCAAGAGCTTTAATTCTAGATATGGAAAAAGTACACCTTGCAATGTTTGGTGGACTTGATATGTTGGTAGACCCTTACTCTCAAGCACTTAACGGTGGTACTAGATTAATTATGTCAACTCTTCTTGATGGTTTGATTTCTCAAACAGCAAACAAAGAAGCTGCTGTTAAATGTGTAGCAGGAGCGTAATAGATTACAATTAATTAAAGGCGAGAGGGGTAAAACCCTTTCCCTTTTCTTTTTACTTAAAACTAATACAGAACACAACTTATATGTTTGATTTTAGCAACTACGAATACCTTAATCCTAGTAGAAATACTTACGGTAACTTAGAACGAGTTGGTTTAAATTCTGATTTCACTCAAGTTGTTACAACAAACGAGATTAAAAGTCAACTAAGAATAGATACTACCACAGAAGATGCTTTATTAATTGCTTATATTGCTGCCGCTACAATAATGGCTGAAAACTATTGTAATAGACATTTTATTACGACTCAATACAGATTGTGGTTTAATGCTTTACCAAGTAATTTTAGCTTATATTACCCCGATTGCAAATTTACTTTAACTGGTGACGCATCAACGCACGATGGATTACGTTATTTAGCTTCGGTAGGATCAACTTATACTTTATTTTCAGATGATAATTGGTCTTCAAATAAAAACTTAAACCCTTGTCAGGTTAAAATGAACTCTAAGCCTAGTAATGCTATTAATGAGAGTGAATTGACAGGATCAGAAGATGGTATTTTTTACTTTCAATTTAAAACTGGAATTGGAGATGCAGCTTCAGATATACCTGTATCTATTAAACAAGCTATTAAATTAATTGTAGCCGATATGTACTATTTTAGAGAAGATCGCAAGAGAGCGTTTCCAATGGCTTCTGAGATACTATTACAACCTTATAAATGTTATCTATAGTCTATGGGTTTTATATCTAACATAAAAGCAGGGGACTTTAACATAAGGTTAAAATTAAAATACCCATTAATTAGTACTAATACTTTTGGTGAAAGAGTAGAGTCATCTTTTCCTACCCTTACAACGGTTTGGGGAATTAAAAAAATTACTTCATTACGAAATATAAATGAAAAGTTTGAAGGTGATCAGTTACAATCTTATGGTTTGTTTTTCATTCAAATAAGATATACGGCACAGATAGCTACCAACATAGACCCTACTTTTAAAATAGTAGACGATAGTACTAACGAGGAATATGAATTATTAAGTTATATTATAGACCCTCGAAAAGAATACATTGAGTTATATGTTAAATTAGATATTAACACCTCAATAAGTTAAGGTTTGAGTAAATCTAACGCAATAAGAGTCAAAGGAGTACAAGCTATTAAAGCAAAGTTTAAAGCTTTAGGTTTATCAGCTAGAGATTCTAGAACAGAAATAAATAAAGCACTTCGTCCCGCAGGTAACTTACTTGCAAGAAGGATGCAAAGAGCTTATAAAAAAGAATTTAACAGGTTTAAAGGAACTCGTAAACAAGGAAGAACGCCTACTTGGAAAACAATAGGTATTACAACTGCTCGTAATTCTAGAGAGCCTGGAATATTTGTAGGACCAATGAAAAAAAGGACTACACCAATAAGGGTTAAAGGAAAGAATAGTTACAATTTAGCTGAGATGCAAATCTTAGGTAACGCAAAACAAAGACCTAGAAAAAACGTATTTAAAGAAACTGCTATACAAATGGAATCTATAATACAAGCAAGAGTAAAAAAGGATTTGAATAAATTACTTGAAAAAATGATTAAGAAATCAGGACTTAGATAGATATGTTTGCAGTAATAGGACAAAAAATACAAGCAAGGTTAAACGGAGATTCTCGTTTTATCGCATCAGATGCTAATAACGGCAATAACAAAGTCTTTCCTGTTATTATAAATCAGACTACAAGTTATCCTGCTACTATATATAACATTGACGATGTAAGTAATTTTATATCGAAAGGTAATTCTTTAAAATCGTGTAACGTAGTTATAAGAATATCTTGTTTTGCAGAATCTTATATAACTACATATAATCAAGCAAAAGCAGTTGTAGGTGCTTTAGATTTATATTCAGTAACTTATACTGAAGAGTCTGTATCTTATACTGCTAAATTTAACTTTAGTTCGTTAAGTGATGAATATCACAATTCGGCAGAAGTTTATTACAAGGAAATATATTTCAACTGTTTAATAATCAAGAACTAACAACTAACAACTAAAACACAACAAAATGGCTATAGTAAACGCAACAGACGTAATAATAAAAATAAACACAACAGCAGGTAGTACTCCTGCGGATGTAATTCTTCATTGTACAAGTGCAAGTTTAAGTATATCAAGAGAATTACGAGATTCGACTACAAAATCATCTGCAGGTTTCTCAGAATCATTAGCAGGATTAAAGTCTTGGGAAATATCAGGAGATGGATTTACAGATTTCGTAACCGCAGGATCAAACGATATAAATACTACAGAAATAATAACAGAAATGTTATCAGCAGCACCTTCCGTAGAAGTTTCATTTGGTAATTCACAGAAAACGTATACAGGAGAAGCTTTTATAACTTCTTTTTCTATTGATGCAGGTGTAGAGGAAAACTCAACTTATTCTTTATCTTTAACAGGAACTGGAGCATTAGCTTAGTATTAACTTTTAAATCCATAAATTATGGCAATTCAAAACGCATCGGATTTATTAATTTACAGAAAATCTCCTAGTGCTGTAGCTCAAGTAACTAGGGTTAGGATTAAAGAATCTTCACCGTTAAATGCAGCTGGAACTATAAAAATAATTAATTCAGCAAATGCTAGTGGTGCAAATGTAGCTGAACTTACAACAAACTCATCAACTAATAATGGAACTAGTCTTTTAAGTGTTATTAATTTAAAATTAACGACTTCAAGTACACCATACACATCGTCAAGTTTAGTAACAGATGGTGACTTTAAATACAGAGATTTTACAAATGTATTTGCAGGTGATTTAGTTAACACTTTAAGTTTTGCAGATGGATCGGCTACGATAGATGAAGGAGCAATAACAGTCACCGTAATTACTTCGGGAGAAACTGCTAATGCTTATGAACCTGTAGCTTTCAGTACATCAGCTAGTTTTTCTGTAAGCAGAGAATTAAGAGATAAAACTACCAAAGATTCTCTTGGCTTTGCGGAACACTTACCAGGACTTAAAAGCTTTGAGATGTCAACTGATGCTTTACAAGATTTTAATGCAGATTTAGATTTTGAAGAGTTTTTCAATGACATCGGAAGTACAACCCCTGTTACTATTAGGTTTGCTCAAAGACAGACAGGAGGCACTTCTGATTTGTATTATGAAGGCTCTGCTTTTGTAACAAGTGTATCTATGGATGCAGGAGTTGAAGAGAATGTAACTTATTCGGCATCATTTACAGGGACAGCGGCAGTAACAACAGGAACAGATTAATAACAACTAGAAACAAACAATTATGAAAAAGGTAGAATTAGGCGGAAAAGAAAGACCTATTAGGTTTAGTTACTTATGTTTAAAAGAGATTTGCGGAAAGTGCAAATTAAAACTAAGTGAATTAAATCAGTTAGGATCAGAGATAGACCACGTTGGTATTATCGCTTATTACGGATTAAAACACGGAGCTAAAAGTATTAGCGAAAAGTTCAACTACAAAATATCTGACATTGAAGAATGGATAGATAATGAAGAGTTTTCTAAGATAAACGAAATATTCGAAGCTTTCCAATTTGACCAACCTCAGAGTAAGGGAAAGTAGTCGAGGGTGAGGAAGTAGATTCTGAAGATGGTGACATAAATTGGGATAAACTTGAAGTATTAGGATTAGGAATGTTGGGGTTATCTTATAGAGATTTATATGAGTTAACCCCTCGTTCTTTTAACAACAAACTTGAAGGTTTTCACAATATTAGAGAACAAGTTAATCAGAACGAATGGGAACAAACTAGATTAATTATACACGCTTGTTTGTCACCTCACTCTAAGAAGAAACTAAAACCCACAGAAATATTACCTCTCCCTTGGGACAACAAGAATAAGCCTAAAAAGAATATAGCCTCTCGTGAACACATAGAGAATGTTATTAAAAAGTACGAAAAAATAAAAGCAGAAAAACTTAACTAATGGGTGGATTAAAATCGATTTCGATAATTATAGCAGCCAATATAAAGGGGCTAGAAACAGGTTTAGGTAAGGCTAATTCTTCTTTAGCTAAATTCGCTTCAGGAGCAGCTAGAATGGGGTCGTTGTTAACCTTTGCCATTACAGCACCTTTAGCTGCACTAGGTAAAGCCGCAGTAAATACCTTTGTAGAGTTTGAGGACTCTATGATGAAGGTTAACGTGGTTACTGGTGCTACGGCTAAAGAATTTGAACAACTTACTAATTCAGCTAAAGATTTAGGTGCAAAAACTAGATTTACTGCTCGTCAATTCTCTGACCTTCAATTAACATTAGGTAGGAAAGGATTTGACCCATCGCAAATATTAGCGATGGAAGAAGCTGTTGCTAAGTTAGCTTTAGCTACAGGTGAAGATTTAAACTTAGCAGCTAACGTAGTCGCAAATTCTTTAAACGCTTTTAATTTAGAATCTGATGAATCAGCACGAGTATCTAATACCCTTGCTTCTGCCGCAGCCAATTCATCCGTAGCTCTTAACACCTTCTCAACTGCTTTCGGTCACGCAGGATCATCGGCACACGCAGTAGGGGTAGATATAGAAGAACTATCTGCTATGATGGGTGTTCTTATGGATAATGGTATTAAAGCTTCTAAAGCAGGTACAGGTCTAAGAAAAATATTCAGTAAACTTAATGAGGTTGGTAAACCATTTAACGAAGTTCTAACTGAAATGGCTTCGGGTGAAATGACCTTAAATGATGCAACTAAATTAGTTGGTGAAACTGCATCTAACCAATTACTTATACTATCTAATCAATTAGATAAAGTAAATGAGTTAACGGAAGGTTACAGAACTAATACTGGTGTCTTGGATGATATGGCTGAAAAGATGTCCGAAACAACCAAGAATAAAATAGCCGTAATGAATTCGGCTTTAGAGGCTATGAACCTAGTTATAGGTGA